TGCAAGAGCACTGGTGAATCGTCCGGAAATTATATTTGCAGATGAGCCGACAGGTTACTATCAGTTACTACTATAAAAAGTCATAAAAAAATAATCTTTAAATTCTTATGATCGTCAATTTGAATTTCTTTAATGACAGATCTCCAGAGCTGACGGCGTTCTGCCGGTTCCAGCGTCTTATATATCGAATCAAGATCCATTTTCAAGAGTTTCTTGATCGGAGCTAGATCTTTCTGATTCTGGTTGCGTGGGAGATCTTCCAATTCTTTCATATATTTCTCTTTATCCATTTTTAATTCATCCATGGTGATTATGTCGTTTATGTACAGATCTTTCAGTTTATCAATTTTTTTCAGAAGTGTAGCTCTCCGGGAATCATAATCAACAATCTTTGCACTTGCAATCTCATATTCTGCAATATGCTCCTGCAGGAGATCTTTGACATTTATAAGCAGGTATTTTTCTATATATGATTCGGGAACCATCTTACGGTTGATACAACGCTTATTAGGATAAGCCCCATGACATTTGTAGTACGGATATTTGTAAAAACCACCGGCTTTTTTCTTTGCTTTTTGTGTAAATCCAGAAAAAGCCTGACCACAGTGAGCACAGCGAAGCAAGCCACTAAACACATAACTGTATTTTTGACTGCTTTTGATATTAATAGCAAGCAGTTCCTGCACACGTTCGAACAGATCAACTGGAATGATAGCAGGGCAATAATGATCGTTATCCCGGAACGCTCCAATGTATTTCTTATTTTTTAGAATAGACTTTTTGAGATTGTCCTGGGACATAATGATCCCCATGTCAGATTCCAGATGCGCGATTGTTTGATTTAGAGAACCACATTCAGCATAAAACTGGAAGATATGCAGCACCTTGTCTGCGTCATGGTTAGGCACAAGGTGTTTGTTTTCGATAGAATATCCAAGAGGAACTTTGCCGGATAAAACTTCGCCCTGCCGGTATTTATAGTCAAATACATCCCGGATCCGGACAGAATCGTTTTCTGCTTCCAGCTCCGCAAAGGTCATGGACTGCGCGACGAAAGCCCGGCCGTGTGGCGTGGTTGTGTCAAAGTACGGCTGATCGACAGCAAGCCAGTCGCAGTGATTCGCTTCGAGAACCGCCTGCGTATTCAAATAATGTCGCAGACTACGGAACCAGCGATCAAGTTTAGTAAATATAATCAGATCCACGCGTCCGAGTCGGACATCATCAAGCAGCTGCTCAAAGTCCCCACGCTTGATTTTTCTTCCGGAGATACCGTCGTCGATGTAAACACCGGCAAGAACCATATTTTCTTTAGATGCAATATAGTTCTTACAGGTAGAGAGCTGTTCGTCGATGCTGTCTCCTTTTTTCGCTTGCCGGTCCGTGGAGACACGTACATATATAGCAACATTTGTTATACTCATAGTATCACTCCTTAAAAATGGGTATAAAAAATACACCTATGCAGGCGTATCAGTTCGTGCTATAATTCTAATTGTCTGGAAAAGAATTGTAGCATCAACTGATAGCTGCAGAGTTTTCACGAAGTCGTCCTGGTGCGCCAACACTGGGACGATTTTTATTTATCTATAACATTTCTTGCACGCATCATATCCGCGCGCTTTAGCTTCGCTGATCGTCACTCTGTACGGATTATTCATTTTACTGCAGTCTTTACTGAGATGATATTTTTTTCCTGTATCGCAGATCCATACATAGGTTCCTAGAGGAACCTTCTTTGCAATCACCTTGATTTTATAAGTCCATTTTACAGATTTATATTTGCCTGTAACAACAACAGAACCTTTTGACTTGGCAGTGATAACTCCCTTGGAGCTTACGGTAGCAATTTTGGGATTGCTACTTTTGTAAGTCATTTTAACCGGAGCTTTAATGGCTTTCTTTTGGTTCACAACCATAGTAATAGATTTGGTTTGATTTGTGACCTTTTTGGTTGCTGCCTGAACGGGAACTGTAAAGAGAGACAATATCATAACCATAGAAAGAATTAAAGACAATAATTTCTTTTTCTTGTTCATGTTCGTTCCACCCCTAGATAATTATTTGTCGGACAGTAATTTAGCGATTCTGTCAAGCTGACGAATGATAATAAAATTCTGTTCAAGAACTGCACGCTGATAGTTCATAATATTTTTCTGAATATCACGATCACTTCCGGCACCCAAAGAGATTCCAAGCTCTGTAAGACCGGTACCGCTTAATTCATTAAGAATACTTTTGACAGATTCAATATCATTAGGATCTTTTAAATTTTCCATTCCGAATTTACGGAGAGCTGCAAGATCCTTTTCTGCCTGCTTTGCCTCGGCTTCTGCCTGCTTACGGGCTTTCTTTTCTTCTTTGGTTTCACCACTATTATTAAAAAGACCCATCATTTATACCTCCTTGATTGGAAAAACTTACCGGTAGTATTATGATGAGTTTCCCCCTTATAATGTTTCCTGCACCCAGCTGTTACTTACTAACGGGAAGGTGTGGAAACAATGGTGAAAAGAAAATACATACATTACGGCAACTGCAAAATATACGCTTTGTATTATCACAGCAACAATACTATATATATTAATCTTGACTTTAATGGGGGAACTCAAATCATAATACTTAAATAAATAGTTAGTTGCAGCTGGGTGTTTTATTATCCAGCATTTGTTTTTTCATCACCTGTAACAGGTGGGTGCATAATTTCTAATTCTTCTGGGCTGTCTGGAGCACCACCAGCACCCATAAGATTCTCTTTAAAGTGATTCAGGATCTGTCTCCGGATCGCTGGATCGATTTCAAAATAAGTCTTAATGATTTCCTTTTCAAGATCTGTCGCATTATGCTGCGCAGCAAATTCATCAAGACTAAATGTCTCTGACTCTACAAACATGGAGCCAACGCCATCTCTGAGCCATTTTTCATCAATATTAAATTCACGACAAATAGCTTTTATATTTGATTCTGTAAGATCATTAACGCCGGTTTCAACTTGACTGAGAGAACTCTTTTTCAGACCAATTTTGGCGCCGAATTTTTCAAGTGTGAGACCGAGAGTTTTACGTGCCATTCTAACACGTTCACCGCGAGTCATGTGTTCACCTCCTTTTTATTATAAAAATAGCATAGCACTGAAAAAACGGAATGTCAACGAAAAAAGTTTTTTAAACGAACAAAAATGACTTGACAAAATTCTTTAAAACAACTATCATGTTTTTAGAACGAACAAAAGAAAGGGGATGCGGAATGTTGGAGAGACCAAGGCGAAGAGTTGGAGGAATAGACGAATTTATGATCCAACGAACAGCAGGGCAGATTTTAAAAGAAATGCAGGAGTGCGGATGGACTCAGGGAGAAGCTGAGTTACTTCCAAAGTATTTAGAATCTGCGATAAAACAAAATAGCGAACGGATCAGAAAACTGAAACCATTCGCTATTTGCGAGATTACAGAAGAATCTCCTTGACTTCTGAAACGGTTCTGCTGTAGTTAGCAGCGATCATTTCAAGAGTCATTTCAGTATCATCAGGGTGCAGTTCCTTATGAATACTGTAAAGCAGAGCAATATTATGAATTGCAATTTCTTTTTCGCTCATGCAGTGGTCTCCTTTCTTTAGTTTTCAGTCTCTGGTACAGACTGATAGCTAAAGTATAGGAGAGAAGAAAGAAAAGTACAAGCCGAAACGGAGGAGCACAACATAAATGGCAATCACAAGAAAGGTAGATACGGATGTATATTGCGATATTTGCGGCAAATGGGTTATGGGCTGGACATCCAATAATGACGGAGTTAGCAGGGCATGGGCTGCTAAGTATGCGAGAAAGAAAGGATGCACAGTTGGAAAGAAAATCATCTGTAAAGAGTGCAGGATAGAGAAGCGGATCCAGACATGCAGCATACAGCAAAAGATTGGAAGTGCAGGAAGAGACAGCGATGGAACCTGCATGGGATTCGGAGGTGAAGCATCAGACGAACCACTGGAAAAGTGTAAACAGTGTATAGCATGTACATCATACCAATGGAAAGAAGAATAGCCGAAACGGTCAACAATGACCGTCTGGACACGATGGCAACGTGTTCACTGATGAGGTAAGCCAGAAAGGGGCGAAAGATATGTCACAGAAGAATATGGAAGTAATGTTAAGCATGGAAGACAAAGCCGAAGCCGAAGAACTGACAGCGTTTCTGCAGTCTGTAAACATCACAAAGCAGACACTGATGGATACATTCCTGAAAGGCGTCAAGGTGGGTGCAAGCATGTCGGCTCAGAAAAAGCCGGCATAAGGGAGGGAGGACCTTGATTGAAAGATGGAAAGATATTCCAGGATATGACGGCAAATACCAGGCGAGCACAGAGGGGAACATCCGGAGAACTTTGAAATCCGGACAGTTTCGCAGCATGACTCCCTATCACAAAAAAATGAAAGGGAGTCAGCGCCTGGTTGTGAAGCTCACAAAAGACGGAAAAGCGAAAGAGGAGATAGTTCTCTCCCTGATTGCAAGGACGTTTTTAGGACCTGTTCCTGACGGTGCGGTTCCGTATCATAAGAACGGAATGCAGTCTGAGAATCACATAAACAATATAGCATACATACCCAGACAGGAACTTGGAAAGCTGACCGGTTACAGTTCCAGAAATAAAATAGTCGTGAAATTGGACAGTTGCGGACAGGATGTGGAATATTACAGATCTGCGAGAGAAGCAGCGAAAAAGAATTTTTTGAGTCGACAAGCTATCGCTGATCGTTGTAACGGGAAAACAAAACGCGGACCGGCTCCGGATGGATACGAATATGCCTGGGACAACAGCGAAGCAAGCCGACGCAAAGCAATAAGACGCCTGGAGCTGGCTGGCGGATATACACCAATGCCGACAGCTCCTGCAGTAGAATTTGAGTTTTAGGAGGGGGAAGAAGATGGAAACGCAAGGAACATTCAATACGGTAAGATTTTACGAAACCCTTGCCATGATCCTCTCAAAGAAGTATGGCGTTGAGATCACCGTAAAAGTGAAGGGAAAGCCAAAAGAAAAAGAGGAAACAGCTTGAACTATGACAACTACATAAGGAGATAAGAAATGGAACGAAAAATAATAATTTCATTGGTATCCGGGTACCTGGTTTCTATGCTGCCGATCTGGACGATCGACAGCAGAATGCAGGAAATCCTCCTGACATTTGCAGTATCTTTCTGCATCCTCTCCGGCCTGATCTGGATTGAGGAGAGGATACAGGACATGAAAAAAGCCCTCACGTTGGCGGACGTGAGAGCAAAAAGAAAAAACAACCTTTTCAAATAGTATAAAGAAAATATGGGGAAATGTCAAGGAGGAACGGGAATGATAAAAAAAGATTTTGATGGCTGGATTGAATTTGTGGAGAAAGTCGTAAAAGCAGATAAGGAAGAGACTGCAAGACTCTACTTAGAACGTACACAGTTATGGGTAGATAAATTGCAGAAAAATCTGGAGATTATGCCGAGCGGAGATATAGCTTTTGCCATAGCTGCATTACATATCATCACAGAAGGAATCGAAAAAGAAAACCCAGAGGCGACAGCTATATCAAAAAGATTGATTAATGGCATAGGCTTTGAAACTAAGTCAGGAACAATTCACGACATGACGGAAGCAGCTGCGAGAACATATTTTGAAGCAATGAAAAAAAGATATTATGTAAACTAGAAGACGGCAACACCGGATCCTTGAAAAGTTAATGAAAGTAAGCCGAAAAAGCAGGGGAACAAAAGCCCCTGTTGCTTACTTGCTAAGAGTATTAAAGATGGATTCAAAATAGGGGGATACGATAATGAGTTACATGTGTAAAAGAATGAGGTTCCGGAATGCCATAGAGGTGTATGAATATCACACGGCAAAGTATGGAGCACCAGGACAGGAGAGGCAGGAGAAAAAGAAAGCCACTCCGGAACAGATGGCAAAGAGGAACAGATACAACAGGGAGAGGTTGGCAAGGTGGAAGATCCGGAACAATTTTGATGTAGATGATTATTTCACAAGATTATCATACGAGAAGGACAAAAGACCGGAATCCATGGAAGAAGCAAAGGAAGACTGGAAAGTATTTCTGCAGATACTCAGAAGGGAATACAAGAAAAGAGGAGCAGAACTGAAATGGATGCGGAATATAGAAGTCGGTACAAGGGGAGCCTGGCACATTCACATCATAGTGAACAGGATTCCTGACACGGACGTTATTCTTGCGAAAGCGTGGAAACACGGACAGATACAGAATCAGCTTCTGTATCAAAAAGGCGAGTTTGAGAAACTGGCCAACTACATAACGAAGACACCGGAGACGGACAAGAGACTGAGAGAGGCAAACTATTTCGCATCACGCAATCTTCCAATTCCGGAGCCAGAGAAAAAAGTATATAAACACTGGAAAACATGGGGAAAAGTCAGAGTGCCGAAGGGCTGGGAGGTGGAAAAAGACTCACTGCATGAAGGTGTGAATGATCTGACAGGCTACCAGTACCGATCTTACACTCTGATTAGAACAGTTCGACTGCCGAAACAGGAAAAGAAGAAAGCAAAGAAAAAGAGGGAAAGGGCATGAAGGTAAACATATATCTGGAGACAGATAAACAGTCTCAGGAATGTATGCAGCGTAAATATGGGTACGTGATCGAAACGATATTCAAAGGCACACCGATAACCAGAGAGGGATTCGGAAGCATTGAGGGGACATATCACAAGACGAACCTGCAAGCCCTTATAAAAGCCCTGGGACATTTTCACAAAGAATGTGAGGTATGCGTATATACAAGAGACGCATTTGCTGCAACGCGGATCCTGAAAACTGACGACATGATGGCAGCAGGATTCAAGGACACAAAAGGAAAACCGATAAAGAACGCCCAGGAGTGGGACACAGCCTGCAAGAAGCTGCAGGAGTGCAATATCACAATATCTTCACAGACTGGGAAACATACATATTCAGCATGGTTACAGGAGGAAATGAAGAAACGTGAAGCCGGAGGAGATATGGGGGAAGGGATGGAGCCTGAGACCGGAACAGAACCCGGCAGAAATGGAGTATCTGGGCGAGATCATTAAATCAGGATACAGATTCACATACTACAAAGACCGGAAAGGAGGGATTTACTTTGAAAGCGAACCAGAAGGAGGAAAACCTGAATGGATGCGCCGCGCCGACGAAGACCGAAAGCGAAGGAATAGACACAGACATTGAAGCCCTGGAGACTTACATCTGCGACAATATCTGTCAATACAGAGAGAAGACAACCAGCCAGGAAGCACTTGAGTATTATTTCTGCAGTTTGTGCGAAATGAGTAAGCACATAAGCAAAATAAAAGCAAAATATGACAAAATCAATTCTTTTGACCACAGTGAAGCATGGAAACTTATGCAGAAGTACAGAAAAATTACGCTCTGCAAAGAATGCATGAAAAGACAACATCTGAAATCAGGAAGAAGCATATGCAGAGTTTATGGCACTCTGGGAGGATTCCTGGGAGAAGACGAAGGATGTAGCCGGGGCGAAGAATGGGAATAACAAAGAAAAGGGGAAACGATTATGAGAACAATCGCAGTAATAAATTTAAAAGGCGGAGTTGCAAAAACGATAACATCAAACAGCGTCGCATATATTCTTGCAAGCCAGGGAAACAGAGTTCTCCTGGTGGACAATGACAAGCAGGGAGACGCGTCACGCGGATTAAACCGACGTACCCAGGACGGGGAAGGAATTGACCGCATTATGACAGCCAGACATCCGGAAGACTGGATGAATAAGCTCATTAAGCACACAGATTTCGCAGGTCTGGATGTCCTTCCGGCAAATATGCGTCTGCTTAGTGCAAATCAGGCGGTTATGTTAGATCAGACGCGCCCGCAGCAGTTCCGTATCAGGGACGCTCTTGAATGCGTGAAAAATCAGTATGATTTTTGCATTATTGATAACGCTCCGGACATCAACGTGTCTACGATTAATGCTTTGACAGCGTGTGATGATGTACTGATTCCAGTTGAGATTGACGACAATACAACCGAGGAATTGCCGGAGCTGGTGAGCCAGATCGGATACACAAAAGAAGACCTGAACAAAGATCTGGAAAATTTCTGGATCTTTATCACGAAGTACGACAGAAGAAACGAAGCCCAGAGACAGGGGTTGGAAATGATCCAGGCAGCAGGCTATCCAATGCTCCGGACAAAAATAAGATACTCCAGAAAGGTATCTGAAAGCACATATGCAAGGATACCGATTCCTCTGTATTCTCCGCGCTCACTGGCAGCGAAAGACTATGAAGATCTTGTAAACGAATACATAACTGCAGTGAAATACGCAAAGGAAGGAGAGGAGGACTAATGGCTTTTAATCTTGCCGATATGGTAAACAAACGTCCAAAGCAGGCACAGCAGGAAAATACAAGCGATACCGTATACAGAGACGTGTTCGAACTTGTCCCGTCGAAAGAAAATTTCTACGGGACAGACCCGGACCGGATCCAGGGGCTGAAAAATTCAATTCAGCTGTTTGGAGTAATGCAGGATGTCCTGATCGAGGACGTAAACGGGGAAGATCACATAATTTCCGGACACTGCAGGACAATGTGCTGCAGAATGCTTGTAGAGGAAGGGCATGAGGAATTTAGAAAAATTAACTGCAAATACACGACAGTTAAGGAAGATACCAGAAAAATGTTTCTGGAGGATGGCGAAGAAGACCATGAGACAACGCAGCTTCTTGAAAAACTGGCAGTTATCCAGGCAAACCGGTTCAGAGAAAAAACGGACTGGGAGAAGATGAAAGAAGCTCTTGAGACAGAAGAAATTATAAAAGGCTTGCGAGAACTCACAGAGCTGAAAGGCAAAACAAGGGACATGGTGCGGGAGACGATCGGAGTATCCGGAACACAGATGGAAAGATACCATGCAGTTCAGAAGAAGCTAAGCCCGGAATGGATGAAAGAGTTTCAATCCGCAAAAATTAACATCACCGTAGCCCGCGAACTTGCAGATCTGGACGAAACATACCAGAAAAAGGCAATGGAACACTATAAGGACCATGACGGAATTACAGGAGCAGAGATCAAAGCATTTAAGAAACTGCAGGAGAAAAACAGAGACATTCCTGGACAATTCACGATTGAACAGGCGACAGGGCAGCAGCGACCGCCAGAGAACAACACACCAATACAGCCAGAACTACAGATAGAAAGATTCTTCGAAGCCTTAAATAAAGGCGAAAGAGAAAGAGTCCTCAAATGCGACACGAGAATGGCCGCATACCTAATCAGCATCCGGTACCGGGATGTCAGGATCAGAAACGGACATTTCAATTATCAGACAGGGAAAGAGGGAATCGTTTTTAATCCGGATGATACAATGCAGCATACACTCACATGGAATGAGCTGGCAGAAGAACTGGTGAAAAGATTCGGGAAAAAGCAGAAACCGGTGAAAATGGCGTCCATAGATGCGCCGGAGAGACCAGAAAAGAACAATTCGAGAAAATGTATTCATAGAGATGGTTATAATTGTACACTTTCAGGAGCGAAGAAAGCGGCAGCAGGAGACGGAATTATTTGTATTGGAACGTGCTGCTGGAATTGTGAAGATCACAGCGAATGTGGGTACGAGTGTAATTCATCAGCACATAGACCAGAGGAACCGGAAAAGAGCTGCTTTTCGGCAGCAGAAGCACCGGACAATAAGCAGCAGGAACATATTGTTGAAGATAACAAAACGCCTGAAAACGATTTTGTTGAAGTCAACAAGATCGCGGAGTGTTCCAGTGACACATTACCGGAAATGAAAAATAACGATCAGCGTAAGGCGTGGCTCAGAGCCTACAAAGACTGGGGACTCTGGTATGAGGATAAAAACATAGGCGTCAAATATTATAAATATGACTTTCAGAACGGAGCACGCCTGATCGTGGAAGAATATGCACCGGATCCAGGAGAACAAAAAAGCTGGTGGGTGTCAAGAATGACAGAAACATATTACATGCACCTAGTAGGCGGACCTGAACCGGATCGAGTTGGCGGAGTGCCAAAATGGACATATCATGCACGCTATGATAAATTTCCAAACTCAGAAACCGAATTGTGTGAGTTCTTAAAAGGTTTACAGAAGTAGCGGGAGGAATAAAAGATGCAGGAAAAGGCGCTTGTTGCTCACTTAGAGTTACATAAAAAGTAGTAAAAAACGCCTGGATACTCAGTTACGAGGGCCGCAAGGTCCTTGTGATTGAATTTCAGGAGACTGTCACAGAAGATGAAAGCATTGCGTATATCTTCGCCCTAGCTAAAAGCCTGGTATCAGAAAAGAACACAAAAGAATTAAGTCCGGAAGTAATGCGGATGGTAAGAGGAACTTACGTCCGCATTCTGGACGCAGAAATGCAGGAACTTATTGACAATGGAATTGAAATGGAGGGATAGAAAATGGAGAAGACTTGCAAAACCTGTAAAGAAAATGATTGTGGTCTTTGCGATCGCACCGGCCGTCTGGTAGAAGATGACGATCAGTGTGAAAAATGGACGGACAATCAGACAGACTGGAGAACTAGAATGATGCAAACGTTCCTTGCCGGACATTGAGGAGGGCAAAATGGTCAAGAAACTGTATGAGGTAAGAAATAGATCTGGTGATCTGATTCTGGAGAATGTAACAAGCGGAGAGATCAAGGAAGAGCTACATTGTACAACTGCTCAGATAAACAACGCAAGAGCCTCCGGGGATCGTATTTTCGGAGAATACAAGGTAGAAGAGATTGACAGGAAGTTGAGTAGAAAGACGGATTTTGAACTATTGTTAGAATTCGAATTCGCCTGTGATCGGCTGCTGGGCAACGGGAAAGGAAAGAAATGAATAAGAGACAGAAAAAGAAATTATTCAAACAGGTCACCGGAAAAAATCCACCGAAGAAAATGAAATATTCCGGGAAAAGCTATCACCGGGCAATAAACAAGCCGTGGGGAGGAAAGAAAACGACAGTAAACTACTCCTGGGACTGCGAGAAGCTGAAAGAAATTGCAACACAATTCACAAAAGCATGGGCCGGTAACAGGGTAACGATAAGAAAGGCAGCGGATGCACTGATAAAACTGTTTGCAGGCATAGGAATCAACATTTCCGAAGTTCCGGAAAGTTCATACGCAGTAAATACGAGAAATGTGGTAAATACAACAAAAACATTGACAGCACACCGCAGAAAAAGAGGTGAATGGAATTGAACTATGCAACAGCAGAGGCGGAGGACAACAGAGAGAAGATCCTGAAATTCATTGTTAAATACATAAAGCGGCACTGTTATCCACCGGCTGCTTATGAGATTGCGGCAGATACAGGACTGTCAAAAGCAACAGTTAGACGACATATAGCAATGTTGCTGGAGGATCGCATCCTTGAGACAGAACATCCGGGAGATTCAAGAGCGTATCGCATCAAAGATACAAAAATAGTAATGGTAAAGGAGAAAAAAGACAAATGGAAATGATAATTCAAAATGAAACCGGTAATTTTACGTTGCATGTACGGATCTCAGACTCGAAAGAATATGATTTCCTCAAGGATGTGACAGAGCTGGCACGAAAGTATGATTTCGAAAATGATGATTTTGAGATTGAAGATCCGGAAAAGGAAACAGATCAGGTACCGGAGACAACGATTAGCGAAGCTGTAGAAGAATACAAAGGATTTTTACATATTCGTTGCGAAGAATGTGGAGAGACAATCTCGTACAACGCAAAAGAGCCAGAGACACAGCACAAATGTAAGAAATGCGGACACGTAACACAGCTTAGAGCTTTAAAACCAATGTATGCAGAGTGCAAAGCCTGCGGAAGTTCATGGAAGTACATGACAAACAGAAACACTGCAGAACTGACGCAGGAATGCTTACAGTGTGGAAATTTGATCGACATGGAAATGAACTCACGCCGCACAGCATATGTAACAAAAACGAAACGGGGGGGGCAAGACCTCCAAGAAATAGATTCAAGAGGAGAATGTGATGAATAAAGTAATTTTAATGGGACGTTTAACCAGAGATCCGGAAGTGCGCTACGCTTCCGGAGACAACCTGGCAATTACCAGATATACACTTGCAGTAGACCGGAGATTCCATCGTGACGGCGAAGCAACCGCAGACTTCATCAATTGCGTGACTTTTGGCCGCGCTGCGGAGTTTGCAGAGAAATATCTGCGACAGGGAACTAAAATTGTTGTTTCTGGACGCATCCAGACCGGCAGCTACACGAACCGAGATGGACATAAGATCTACACAACAGAGATCGTAGTAGAGGAACAGGAATTTGCTGAAAGTAAATCTGGAGACAATGGAGCGGCTTATTATCCACCAAAACAGACGCCGCCGCCGGCTCCTGCGGACAGCGCAGATGGATTTATGAACATTCCGGATGGAATAGAGGAAGAACTGCCGTTCAGCTGAGAAAGGAGCAATAATGGACGCTATTGAAGTAAAAGTGAATGTTAATCAGAGAAGACAGACACGTTGGTTGAAAGACTATCACGAAAGTTACAGAAAAAAGCTGGAGGAGAGAAAGAATGCAGTCATTTCCGAAACAGAAAAAGAAAAAACGAGCTAAGAAGAAAGAGCCAGAGAGACCGAGTATCATGCACAGCAGAGAAAGTGGCACTTGTTATCTCTGCATGAAGCTGCACAATGACTACAGACGACATCCGGCGCTCCAGGAGCATCACATTTTTGGAGGGTGTCCGAATCGGACACATTCAGGACACTATGGACTGAAAGTATATCTCTGCAATGTGCATCACCTGGCAGGGACAGGGCCGGAGGCAGCAGGGAAGAGTTTATGAAGATATTCGGAAAAAATTTTATCATGGAGGATCACAAACATGATGGACATTAACGACGTTAAGAAATTAATTGACAATGTGGCACAGAAGCCATTCCTATGCAGTAATACAGAGATTACGACAGACAACGGCTATGTGATTACCACAAAAGAGCATTATGAGAAATTGCGAAAACACCGTTTGTGCCAAGCGAGAGGAAGAGAAGCTATATTTCACCGATGGACAGAACTTGCAACAGTTGTTGAACCGTCGCCGCTGGTAGGTGGACATCCAGGAGGACAAACAAATATTACACTTGCAATTGTGGAATATAAAAACGGAAAAGTAGAACAGGTATATCCAGGAGAAATAAAATTCATGGACACACAGGAATACTGGCCAGATCAAGAAAAATAATTAGTTTTAAGGAGGGCAGATATGCCAAACGTGAGACCGCTGAACAGAAAGAAATATAATATATCAAAGAGAGCTTTTCAGACCGCATACAACTATTGCTTACAGTATACAGAGTGGAAAGAGGAGCTGGCCGTAAAGAGAGACACAAGAGCCGGACAGAATCTGACTGGACAGCCGGGAGCACATAACTGTTCTGACTCAACTGCTGACGCAGCCATGGAAGCGGCCGAGATTGCACGCAAGATAAAGAAGATTGAAGACGCAGCCATGGAAGCAGTCGGAAAAGAAAAAGAGCTGTATCCATATCTGCTGTATTATGTGACAACAGAATATTGTACATTTCAGACTATGAAAGCCAGAGGCATTCCATGCGAGAGATCGTACTTTTACGAAATGCGTAGGAGGTTTTACAGTATCATAGCAAGGAGGATTAGATGATAGAATGTGATAAATGCAAGGCTCAGATGGAGCAGACTGCGAAGGAAGAACATATACCAAATACAGAATTGGACATCCAATACATTCAGTGTGAACAGTGCGGAAAGAAGTATATTGTACTGCTAAAGGATAACAAGACGAAAGGAATGTTGATTCGGATCAGGAACATGCAGGCAAGATACCGCCGTATGTTCGGGAAAGAAAACATTGCGAAAGTAGAAGAATACAGAAAGAGTATGGAGAACTTCCAGAAAACAATACAGAAGTACCAGGCGCAACTGAGAAACAATAACAAAGACAAGATAAAGGAGTATCTGTAATGCGGTACTCGAAGGACAAAATAAATGATATATTGATAACGTGGTATTCAGGAAAGCCACAGAATAATCGTTCCCCGCGAGAGAGGGCTTGCTATATGCAGGTCCTCTTTTGAGTTAGGAGGAATATGACGCAACAGGAAACAGAGTTCGTGCGCTGGTGCGTAGCGAACGACATACACAGGTTCTATGTGTGGACCAGGTGGAAGCAGGTCAGGCAGCAGGTGTTGAAGATGGATCACAATGAATGCCAGAGGTGCAGAGAACATCACAGATACACAGCAGCCACGACAGTACACCATGTAAACTACGTGAAGAGACATCCTGAGATGGCTCTGGACATATGGTATGAGTGGCATGGAGTGAAGAAAAGAAACCTTATAAGCCTTTGCCATGAGTGCCATGAAGCAGTGCATGATTACAGAAAACCACAGAAGCAGGAACCGCTAACAGAGGAACGCTGGGATTGATACCCCCGGTCGAAAAAATTGCGATTTTTGGCGGCCGGCCGGAGACCGGTGGGTGGCCTCGACAAATCTGCGAAAGGTCGCACATGATGAAAAAATAAAAAAATAGGGGTGAAAAAATGGCCGAAAAAAAAGCGGATATATTAGAAAGCTTAAAAGAGCAGCTGAGAAAAAAACAGGCAGATATTTCCGTCTTCAAAGACCTTTTGGACGACTATATGACCCTCTATGATGTCAAAAAGAAGCTAAAAACAGATATAAAAAAGCGCGGAGTGACCTTTGAGACCACATCCGCAAGCGGGAAAGCAACGATTGTAAAACAGAACCAGTCGGTCAAAGATCTGGTTGCTGTCAACAAACAGATGCTGATGATTCTGGACAAGCTGGAGTTGACAACGAAAGAAACAATAAAGGGGGATGATGATGACGAATTGTGATCCACGCATAGAGGAGTTCATGGAGGCCGTAGAGTCTGAGAAAATCAGAGCTTCCAGGGAAGTCAAAGCACTGGTATCACACGTCAGAAGTTGTTTCAAAAACGAAGACATATACACAGACAGCGAACAGCTGACGAAATATATCGGGATTGCAAAATATTTCCCGTTTGAAAAGCTATTTCCCTGGCAGATCTTTGTCGTGGGACTGCACGATTGCACATACTGGAGGGTATCAAAGACTCCGCGCTGGCCGGATCTTTTCTGTATGCTCGGAAGGGGCGCGGGGAAGGACGGAACAATAGCGTGGGAATCTGCCTGCCTGGTAAGTCCGTATAACGGAATCAGGGCGTATGACGTAGATATTTGTGCAAATAACGAAGATCAGGCACTAAGACCCGTCAAAGACGTGGTGGAAGCTCTTGAAACGCCTGAACATACGAAAAAATTAAAAAAATTCTATTACTGGACATCTGAGAAGGTAGTAGGAACAGAAACGAAATCAACGATTCTGGGACGTACAAACAACCCATCCGGAAAAGACGGAATGCGCTCCGGTATGGTGGTGTTCAATGAGATACATCAATATCAGGACTACAAGAACATTGAAGTGTTCACAACCGGACTTGGAAAGAAACCACATCCGCGCCGGTCCTACTACACCACCCAGGGAGATATAAGAGAAGGACCACTTGACGATATGCTTGGGACAGCGACGGATATTCTTTTTGATGATCTTCCGGACAATGGTATGCTGCCATTTATCTGCAGACTGGACAACAAAGAAGAAGTATACGACGAAAAGAACTGGGAAAAAGCAAATCCGTCCTTGCCATATCTCCCGACGTTAATGGGAGAAATGCGAAAAGAGTACAATGACTGGTTAGCGCATCCTGAACGTCTCACTGCATTTATGACAAAGAGAATGAATATCCCAAGCGGATCCGCAGACATAAAAGTGTGTTCGTATGAGAAAATAAAGCTCACGAACAGAGAAATACCGGATCTGTCAGGGTGGACATGCACCTGCGGGATTGACTTCTCGAAGATTACGGACCTTGTTTCCGTAAATCTGCATTTCAGAGATGAAAATATCCGGTATGACATCAATCATTCATGGTTGTGCAGCCAGTCAAAAGATATTCCAAGGATAAAAGCTCCTCTGGAAGAATGGAGACGGAGAGGACTGCTGACAATGGTGGATGATGTGGAGATACATCCGGAGATCATCACTGATTATATTCAAGCAGCAATGATGAAATATTGCATAAAAGGAATTGCGATTGACGATTTCCGCTATGCTCTGCTGGCGGCAGCACTCCGGGAAATTGGATTCGACGCAAAAGTATATAAAAATTTAAAGCTTGTACGTCCCTCAGACATAATGAGAGTTGCGACAGTGATAGACAGCTGTTTCGCAAATGACAATTTTATCTGGGGAGACAATCCAGTGCTCCGCTGGGGGACGAACAATACAAAAATGATCCCATACGGGAGAAAACCGGGAAAGAAAGATGATGCAGACATAGGAAACTATGTTTACGGGAAAATTGAAGCGAAAAGCAGAAAAACTGACCCGTTTATGGCACTTGTCGCGTCAATGACAATAGAGGACATGATCCCATACGCACAAACGGCAGCAGTGCCTGATATTGGAGTAATGACTTACTGAAAGGGGGTGAGAAAGGTTGGGATTTTCATTCAGGAATCTGATACGGGGGAAGCCAGAACCAGAGCAGTCAGTTGAAAATGTGTCTCGAATTGAGATTGCAGACAATCCGATTGAGAGCATAATGACAGAAATTTATCTGAGGGAATTGGCTTTTCAGAGAGCAATTCAGATTCTTGCAAAAATGTTAGGAAAATGCGAGATTCGTACATTCCTGAATGGTGACGAAATATTCCGGGATGAATATTATACCTGGAACTACGAACCAAACAGAAACCAGAATAAACAGCAGTTTTTTGATAAGTTAATCGAAAAGATGTTCAGAAACGGAGAGGCGTTGGTTGTTGCTGGAATAGATGGACAGCTCTATGTAGCAGATTCATTTTGCACAACCAGAAGCGCACTGTACGGGAACACATACAGCCAGGTACAGATTGATGATTACACTTTTCAGAGGTCGTTTAGATCCACAGATGTTCTGTATCTAAAACCGAACTGGAAAAATGTAAATACGATACTACAGGGGCTATATGGTTCCTATGCGAAGCTGATCCAGTACGGAGCAAAGACCTTTATGCAGTCACATGGCTCAAAAGGAACTCTGGACATATCAGCCGTAGCCCAGAACAGCAAAAACTTTGATGATACTCTCAAAAAGTTGCTGAATGATTATTTTAAGACATTCTTTGAAAGCGAAAATGCAGTTCTGCCCTTATTCGAAGGATATACTTTCACAGAAACGAACAGGTCAAAGAACTACAATGAAACAACAACAAGAGACATAAAAGCACTATATGATGATGTATTCGACTTTACAGCGAGGGCAATAGGAATCCCTCCGTCAATCCTGAAAGGGGACGTGCAGGACAACAGCAAGGCAATAGACGAACTGCTGACTGTTGCACTGGATCCATTAGCCGGATCCTTAGAGAGCGAAATCAACCGTAAAAAATACGGGAAAGCCGTATTGAAGGGCAGCCGCTGCATGGTAGACACGTCACACGTTAAGCATGTTGACATATTCAGCAATGCGACGCAGATTGACAAGCTGGTACAGTCTGGAACGCATACGATTAACATGATTTTGCGTGCAATGGGACAGCCGCAGATCAATGAAGAATGGGCGAACCAGCATTTTATCACAAAGAATTACAGCACAGTACAGGATTTATTGAACAGCCTGGAAGGAGGTGGAGAAAATGGCGGGAATGGAAAAAACACAGAATAAAACAAATTACTGTTTTAAGCAGGCAGCAGATCCGGCGGTACATTTGCTATACATCTATGATGATGTATCGGCGTATGGAGAATTTGACTGGAAAACATGGTCATATACCGAAAGCGAGACTTCTGCAAAGTATTTCCGCGATCAGCTTGCGGCAATCCCGGAAGACCATACGATTGAATTACATATCAATTCAAATGGCGGATCTGTAAAAGAGGGAGTAACTATCTACAACCTTTTGAAGCAGTCCGGAAGCCATGTAAAAGGAATCGTTGATGGAGTGGCGTATTCCGTAGCTTTTGTGATTTTACAGGCATGTGACGAAAGAATCATGGGCGTAGGAACAACAGCACTGATCCACGAACCATGGGTAACTGCATCCGGAAATGCAAGAGAGCTGAGAAAGACAGCGGATGATCTTGACGTACTTACGGCAAGCAATCGGAAGATCTTCCTTGAGCGTTCAAATCTGGAAGAACAGCAGCTTGCAGACATGATGGAAGCAGAAACCTTCCTGACTCCGGATGATTGTCTGGAATATGGCCTGATCGACAAGGTAGAGGATTACGGACACGCGCCAGAGGGAGACATGACAAAAGAAGGAATGCAGAAACGTCTCCAGGAAGTTATGCAGCATATGAAAGATACGAAGTCTTTCAGAGAACAGCTGGAGCTTATGCAGAAAGGACAGAAACCCGAACCGGGAAAGAAACCAGAAGAACCAGAGAAACACACACTGCAGAGATTTCTGCAGGGATTCAAAAAAGGAGAGTAAAATGAAAAATAAAGATTTTGCCGCATTAAAGAGAACGGAAATCCTCAACAGAATGAATGCTGCTGTTGCGGAGAATGATTCAGAAGCGTTTTCAAAAGCATATTTGGAATTATGTCAGGATATCGAGGAGAACGTGCTTGAACAGGCGAAAGAGCTTGTAAATCAGAGTGATATGAATGTGCTTGCACAGAGGGGTGTACGTCAGCTCACAAGCGCAGAGAGAGAATATTACGAGAAAGTAATTGACGCAATGAAATCTTCGGATCCAAAACAGGCCCTCAACAATATTGAGACTGTTTTCCCGGAGACAATCATTGATTCTGTCTTTGAAGAACTGACAACAAATCATCCGCTGCTGTCAAAATTAAATGCAACAACTGTAACTGGTCTCACAAGAATGATGTTAAACACAAACGGAGAGCAGAAAGCAGCATGGGGCAAACTCAGCAGCAAGATCATTGAAGAACTGACATCCGGATTCAAAGAAGTAGACGTAACTCAGGATAAACTGAGCGCATTTCTGCCAGTTTCAAAAGCTATGCTTGACTTAGGCCCTGCATGGTTAGATAACTACGTGCGTCAGGTGCTCACAGAAGCTCTTGCAAATGGGCTTGAGTACGGAATCGTAAATGGTACCGGAAAAGACATGCCAATCGGAATGGCACGTCAGGTAGGAGACGGAGTGAACGTTGTGTCTGGAGAATATCCGGAAAAAGAGACTATCAAAATGACAGCTCTTGATATGATCCAGCTTGGAAATGTTACATCTATCATGGCAAGAAACAGCAAAGGCCAGGCGAGGACAGTAGATAACCTGATTATGATTGTAAATCCGGTGGATTACTGGAAGCGAATCCTTCCGGCAACACGCGCAATGTCTCCGGACGGCGTATATGTTTCAACACTTCCGATTCCTCTGGAAATCATCCAGTCGGCAGCAGTTACAGAAGGAACTGCAGTATACGGAATGGCCGGAAAGTATTTCCTTGGCGTAGGAATGTCCAAAAACGGAAAGATTGAATATTCAGATGAATACAGATTCCTGGAAGATGAAAGAGTATATCTTATCAAGTTATATGCTCACGGATTCGCACTGGACAACAATGCTTTTGTCGTTCTTGACATTACAGATCTGCATCCGGTTCGCTTCGAGGTTGTAAGCAAACAGGAGGAGCATGTAGATAATGCACTGCTGTCTGATCTGAGAATTGGAGGATTAACTCTCTCACCGAAATTTGACAGCGACACAAACACATACACAGCAAAAACAACAACTGCAACAAACACAATCACAGCGTTCCCGAAATCAGGAACAGCAGCGATTGAAATTACTGCAGGATCCAGTAAAGTAACAAACGGCGGAAAGATCACATGGAACACTGGAGCCAACACCGTAACTGTTAAAGTTACAGACGGAGAACAGACAAAGACATACACCGTAACTGTAACAAAGGAGTGATAAAATGAGTGCTATGTCAGAAAATGATTTATCAAAACTTCTGGAGGATGTCAGAAACTATCTGGACATCACCTGGGACGATCCAAAAGGAGATGAAAAGCTCCAAGGAATGATAAAAAGAGGCATGGCATCATTAGCCGGAAAAATAGGGGAGTGCGATTTCCTGGGGGATACTCAGGAAAGGACACTCCTTTTTCAGCTTGTAATGTATGAGTATTCTGGAGAAATGCAGCAGTTTTGGGAAAACTACAAAAGTGAGGTTATTGGACTGCAGATAGCAAAGAAGGTGGAAGAATATGCCAAGAGCTAGGCGTAAACAGTTTGAAACGTTTACAGACGGGATACTCAGTATCTGCAAAACAGAAGACAGGGTGATCGTAGACACGAAGCTCAAGAACATTCGCTTCGGAAACCGAACAATCGGAGAGAGACGATATTTTGATGCACAGACAGCAGGAAATAAAATAACAAAATTGTTAAGCATTCCGGCAGCAGTGCTGAACAGGGAAGATATTGAAGCTCTTGACATTGTTATCATTGATTCGCAAAGCGGCTGGCTCTGGGATCCATTCGATTTTGAAAGAGATGAAATTATCAATGAACATAATCCGGCAATGTACAAAATAGTGCAGATTCAGGAGAAATTTGACGCTGCACCACCTGCAATATATCTGTCGCTGGAAAAAATCGTACAGTTGTATAAAGACAGGAGGGACGACAATGGCGGATAGTATCAGAATTGATGATCTGGCAGCAGAAATAAATCGCCTTGTTGAAGACTATGGAAAACAATGCACTGAGACAACGAAGGAATGCGTAAATAATGTTGCAAAAAAGACAGTATCAAAGCTAAAACAGACATCCCCGGTAAATACCGGAAAGTATAAAAAAGGATGGAAGAAAACTGTTGTGAAAGAAAATTCTACAAGTTTAGTTATTGCGATCCACGATGCAAAATACTCCCTGGTGCATTTGCTTGAAAAAGGACATCAGAAAAGAGGAGGCGGAAGGGTAGCCGCAATCAAACATGTGGAACCAGCAGAACAGGCAGCAATAGCAGAGCTGGAAAAGGAGATCATGTCAAGGCTATGATGTCAGCTGAAAATATCAAAGAAATGTTGAATGAAATCGGCTTACAGTATGAATACGATCATTTTTCGACTCATAACTGGATAGAGCCGCCTTTTATCGTATGGAAGATTCCGGAAAGTGATAATTTTCATGCGGACGGAATTACATACGCAAAAATCGACGTTCTGAATATCGAATTGTATTCAGACGAAAAGGACTGGAGCAATGAAAAGAAGATAGAGGACATCCTGGATAAGTATGGAATCACATACGATAAGACAGGAGAATATCTTGACTCAGAAAAAATGTACGAAGTTTTATACGAAATGGAGGTATAAAGATGGGTAAAAAAGATAACAAAGTTAAGTACAATCTTAAAAACGCACATTACGCATTACAGAACGAAGGAGAAGATGGAACAATTACTTTTGAAGCCCCGAAAGCGATTCCGGGATCTGTATCCATATCACTTGACGCAAATGGAGATATTTCACCGTTCTATGCAGACGGAATCCAGTATTATGTGTCAGCTGCAAACAACGGATATGAAGGAGATGCAGAATTTGCATTAATTCCGGATTCTTTCAGACAGGATGTCCTGAAAGAAAAGAAGGACGAAAAAGGTGTGCTGCATGAAATCAGTGATTCTACGGATACACAGAAATTCGCATTTCTGTTTGAATTTGATGGAGATCAGAAAGGAATCAGACGAGCTCTCTATAACTGCACAGCTACCAGACCGTCAATCGAATCCGAGACGAAAGAAGATAGTATTGAACCTGGCACAGAAACAATTACGATCAGCAATGCTCCACTTCCGAACGGACGGGTAAAAGCTCAGACAACGGTAGACACAGACGACACTGTGTATAGCGGATGGTATAAGACAGTGTACTATCCAGAAACAATCACAGAAGCAACGCAGGCTGTTAATGTAGATAAAAAAGCCGCAGGAGAATAAGGATGCTGACAAAAACAATTAAAATTGATGATAAAGAGGTGCTTTTTGCCGCTTCTGCTGCAATTCCGAGAATTTATCGGATTCAGTTCCGGAGAGATATTTTTCAGGACATGGCAAAAATTGAAAAGTCCGTAAAAAAATCACAGGATAAGCAGACTAAAACGAAGGTGTCCGAGTCGGACATCCCTATCGAGGATTTAGAGATGTTCGAAAACGTCGCATTCGTAATGGCAAAACACGCAGCACAGAAAAAGGGACAGGATTTCCCGGAAGATGTATACGACTGGTTAGATCAGTTTGATACATTTTCGATTTACACAATTTTCCCGGAGATTGTAAAACTCTGGAACCTGAACCAGCAGACACAGGCAGAAGCAAAAAAAAACTTCGACCAAGTAGCCGGGAAATGACGACACCTCTATTCCTTCTCAGGTGCGCGCAAGTTGGAATAAGTATCCAGGATTTAGACCTTCTGACAGTAGGTCTTGTCCTGGATATTTTTACGGAAAAAAATAACGACGACTATAAATGGCCGAAAATGGCAACTCAGGAGGATATGGATAAATTCTAAACGGAGGTGATAATTTTTGTCCAAAGGCCGCGACATAAGGGGACTTACGATTGAAATTGGCGGCGATACCACAGGACTACAAAATTCGCTTAAAAATGTAAATTCACAGATAAAGACCACACAGGCACAGCTGAAAGATATAAACAATCTGCTGAAACTGGATCCTACGAATGTGGAATTATTACAGCAGAAACAGAAAGCGCTTGCTGACGAAATCGAAAGCACGAAAGAAAAGCTGGAAACCTTAAAGACTGCAGAGCAGCAGGCACAGCAGCAGTTTGCAGAGGGAAAAATCTCCCAGGAACAGTATGACGCTCTGAAAAGAGAAATCATTGCAACCGAGGAGAGTTTGAAGTCTCTGGAAAATGAAGCGAAGAATGCACCTACTCAGATGCAGCAGTCGCTTGATGGTCTGAATGCAAAAATAAATACTACACAGACAGAACTCAAAGAAATTGATAAGTTGCTGAAACTGGATCCTACGAATGTGGAATTATTACAGCAGAAACAGAGAGCACTGTCTGATGAAATCGGAAACACAAAAGAAAAGCTGGAACTTCTGAAAAACGAAGAAGGGGAAGTGCAGCAGAAATTCCAGGAGGGAAAAGTATCCCAGGAACAGTATGACGCTCTGAAAAGGACAATTATAGAAACAGAACAGAGCCTGCAATCACTTGAGAATGAAGTTGGATCAGGATCCGCAAAACTGGCCGAGATTTCTGAAACATCCGGGAAAATAGGGGAGTCGCTGACATCTGCCGGAGAAAAAATGCTTCCGGTTACGGCGGCAGTGACAGGACTTGGAACAGCAGCAGTAAAGACTGCGGCAGATTTTGACAGCTCCATGTCCAATGTGGCCGCGATATCCGGATCATCTGCGGAAGACATGGATAAGTTGCGAGAACGTGCAAGAGAGATGGGAGCACAGACAAAATTCTCTGCAAAAGAAGCCGGAGACGCTATGGGATACATGGCAATGGCCGGATGGGATGCACAGCAGATGTACGACGGCCTCCCTGGAATTATGAATCTTGCGGCAGCATCTGGAGAAGACCTTGCAACTACGTCAGATATTGTTACAGACGCACTCACAGCCTTCGGAATGGAGGCAGAAGATAGTTCTCATTTTGCGGATGTATTGGCACAGGCATCATCCAGCGCTAATACGAACGTTGGAATGATGGGAGAAACATTCAAGTATATTGCACCGGTAGCAGGTGCACTTGGATATAGCGCAGAAGATGCAGCAGTCGCTATCGGCCTTATGGCGAACAGCGGAATCAAAGCGTCGTCAGCCGGAACGCAGTTGAGATCATCCCTGACAAACATGATAAAACCGTCAAAAGATGTTGGAGACGCAATGGAAAAGTGGGGATTCTACGCAACAGAATCGGCTACGTCTATAGATCAAGCTAAAATTGACAAGCAAATGCTCAGAGTGCAAAAAGCTTCACTGGCAGCAGATAAAGCACAGCAGGCTTACAATGATGCGGTATCAAAGTACGGATCTGAGTCAACAGAAGCCTCAAACGCTGCCGCAACGTTGGAAATAAAGCAAACAGAGCTTGCGACTGCAAACGAAACACTGACTCAGCTGCAGGAGGGAACCACAGAAAATGTAAGACTGTACAATAAAGCACTGCAGAACGAAGATGGCAGCATGAAAACACTGCGTGAAACCATGGATTTTTTACGCGAAACCATGGGAGGAATGACAGAAGCAGAGCAGACGCAGGCAGCGACAGCTATCTTTGGAAAAGAAGCCATGAGCGGCATGCTCGCAATAATCAATTCATCAGATGAAGATTACCAGAAACTTATAAAAAATATTGATAATTGCAAAGGATCCGCTGAAAACATGGCTGAAACCATGCAGGATAATCTTTCTGGACAGCTTACAACTTTGCAGAGTGCCTTGCAGGAGCTGGCGATTGCCTTCGGAGAAATCTTGATGCCATATATCAGAAAAGCGGTAGAGGTTATTCAAGGGCTTGTTGAAAAGCTCAATGGAATGAGTGAAGGACAGAAGAAAGTAGTTGCTACAATTGCACTGATAGTCGCCGCGATTGGTCCGCTGTTGATAATGGTTGGAAAGGTTGCAACCGGAATATCTGCAATTACAGGACTGTTTTCTAAGATGAAAACTTTAACAACAATAACGAGTATTATTGGAAAGCTAAAAGGTGCTTTTACCGCACTGTTTGGAGTAATAGCCGCAAACCCAGTTATTGCTGTCATAGCCGCGATTGTGGCAGCTCTGGTATTGCTGTACACAAAATGCGAATGGTTCCGGGATGCAGTAAATGCAGTCGTCCAAAAAATTGTATCGTTTTTTACAGATACAATACCGCAGGCGTGGAGCACACTGATGGATTTTCTCTCAGGAGTTCCGGAATGGTGGTCTGGAATCTGGCAGCAGGTATCAGACTTTTTCATGCAGATATGGGATGGAATTGTAAACTTTTTTACCGTAACAATACCGCAGGCATGGAACAACGTTGTTACATTTTTTGCAGGTGTTCCGGCGTGGTGGTCCGGCATCTGGCAGCAGGTATCAGATTTCTTTACAAATATCTGGACAACAATGATGCAGAATCCGGTTATATCCGGAATTGTGACAACGATCACAACACTATGGCAGAATGCAGTTAATACACTGCAGAACATCTGGCAGGGACTTGTAACGATTGCACAGGGCGCATGGGAACTGTTGAAAAATACAATTCTTGCACCGGTGATCTTACTGATCGACCTGGTAACAGGTAACTTTGATAAACTCAAAACAGACGCATCAAATATCTGGACAAATATCAAAGACGCAGCGCAAACAATATGGACCGGAATTAAGCAGGTTGTATCCACTCTGGCAAAAGGACTTGTTACCGCAGCCACAACACTATTTACAGGGTTCCGGGACACAGTGTCAAAAATATGGGATTCTGCGTCTCAGGCAGCGTCAAAAGCATGGACAGCGATCAAAGGATTCGTTGTTAATAATGCGAAAAAACTGAAAGAAAGTGCAACAGAAGCAATCCAGAACTTGAAGGACAGAGCCTCAGAATACTGGGATAACATCAGAGAGAGAACGTCCGAAACGTGGCAGAACGTAAAGGAAACAGTTATACAATACGCCGGAAACATGAAAGACAGAGCCGTTGATACATTTAACAGCGTTGTGTCTGGAATATCTGGAGCACTGTCAGGCGTATACTCTGCTGTTGTAAATGGATTTTCCAGCGCAATCAGTTATATTACGGGATTACCAGGGCAGGCGGTTCGCTGGGGACAGGATTTCGTGAATGGTATTGCAAACGGAATCAGGAGCTGCATAGGTAACGTAACGAATGCAGTATCGAACGTAGCAAACACAATAAGATCATGGTTGCATTTCTCAAGACCGGATGAGGGTCCGTTACATTACTATGAGGAATGGATGCCGGACTTTATGAAAGGCCTTGCGACAGGAATTGAAAAGAGCCAGGGACTTGTTGCTGATGCAATGAAAGATGTTCAGATGGATATGCAGTTAGACACAAGCTCAATGAAACCAGCTAATAATCTGAACAAAACAGATATTACAGGAATAACCGGAATGCTGGCACAGCTGATCCAAGTAATGAGCGCAGGACAGGAAATCTATTTCGACAACAAAGAATGGGCTGGAAAACTTGCACCCGCAATAAATACAGAGCTTGGAAGAATAGCAAAGGAGGCGGCGTATAGATGAATAATGTATTAACAATAAAAGCAACAATTACAGTTGAAAATACAGGGAAAGTCATTGATACGCTGGACGACTGGGGATGTGCGATTGGAAATAACAATTACATCAAAGAGCCGGACGTAGAAACATATTACATTGATATTCCAGGCGCAGACGGATTTCTGGATGGATCGGAAGCGATAACAGGAAGAACAATCTATAAATCAAGAGAAATTGATATTTTGCTTGGGGGAAAGAAACCAAGGGAAGATTGGGACAGCTTTATCTCAAACATTCGAGGACAGCTGCATGGAAAGAATGTGAGAGTAACGTTTTCGAATGATCCGGCGTATTTCTGGACCGGCAGAGCATATATTACAGACTTTGACCGTTCCAGAGAGGTGGGACAATTTCATTTGAGCATTCCAAAGGCAAACCCGTACAAATATTCACTTGCAGATTCAACAGAGGACTGGCTCTGGGATCCATTTGATTTTGAAACAGGTGTAATAGATCAGGGAGCCGGAATTACAATTTCCGGCTCCGGATCATACACAGTATACGCCGGAGATATTGCAATTGTGCCAGTGTTGAATGTAAAAAGCATAGGCGCAGCAGGTTTAAAAGTTACAGGATGCGGAGAGACATACACATTGACACTTGGGAGAAACAGATTCCCAGATATCGTTGTATTTGGAACAGATGAAACTCTGGAATTTTCCGGATCCGGAACACTGGATATTGTTTACAGGAGGGGATCATTGTGATTTATAAAATTAAATTAGATGGGAAAGTCCTGTATTATCCAGGTGACCGGCAGGCAGCAGTTATCAATCCGGAACTGGATTTACAGACTGGATATGCGGGGGAACTTACTTTAAAGGTTCCGCCGCTAAATCCGCTATACGGGGAAATCCACAACAGAAAAAGTATGGTTTCTGTATACAGAGGAAATACAGAAATTTTTTACGGAGAAGTCCGCACACGCGAGAAAGACCGATTTAAGAACCAACCGGTGAAAGCAACCGGAGCATTGTCTTTCCTTGCTGACAGCATCCTGCCACAGCAGGAATGGCACGATATATCCCCACGAGATCTGTTAGACGCATGGTTACAACTTCACAATAATCAGGTGGAAGACAGAAAAAAGATATATACAGGAGTCGTAACGATCCACGACAGTAATGATTCTTTGTACAGAATTACAGACAGAGAGAACACACTGGAAGCAATCCGAGATAAATTAGTTGACCGCCTGGGAGGATACCTGCGGCTCAGGCACGAGAACGATAAACTGTATCTTGACTGGCTGACTATTCAGGAATACGGAAAATATTGTGAACAGCCTATACAATTCGGGGAAAACCTGATGGATTATTCAGAGACAATGACAGCAGATGATGTTATCACAGCTCTGATTCCGCTGGGGGCAGCAATCGAACAGGAAACAGACGAAAACGCATCCGAATTTGAACGACTTGAAAAAAATGTTGATATTACATCAGTAAATGATGGAAAAGACTACATATACAGTAAAGAAGCAGTTGAAAATTTCGGATGGGTATGGAGAACAGAAAAATGGGACGACGTATCAGTTCCGGCAAACCTGTTAAAGAAAGCAACTGAATTTCTGACAAGTAACCAGTATGAAAGTCTTGTTATTTCGCTGACTGCCGTAGACCTGTCTTTATTCGGACAGGATTACGATTCGTTTGACATAGGGGACAGAGTGCTTTGCAATGCGATTCCATACGGAATGAAGAAAGTTCTTCCAGTTATGGAAATGAAAATACCATTGCAACAGCCAGATCAGGCGCAGCTGACACTTGGAGAAAACCTGCAGCAGTCTTTTACAGATCAGACATCCGGAACATTCACACAGATCAGACAAGAGACAACAGACGCAGGCAGAGTTCAGACAGAATGGATGAAGTCTGCAATTGATAACCTTACGAAGCAAATGACGGGAGCAAAAGGTGGATATAAGCTCACCGAATTTGATGAAAACGGTCTCTGGCTCAGAGATCTGTACATGGACGCACCGGATAAAAACCAGGCAACAAATATACTGCAGATAAATAAAAACGGAATCGGAGGTTCACACAATGGCTATGCCGGTCCATATACCGTCGGCATGACTTTAGACGGAACCATTCTGGGAGAGAGAATCCTTGCCGGTTCAATTAAAACAGAAGCCCTGTCAACAGAATGTAAAAATTACATTGAAACAAAAATATCTGACGGGGACTCAGAAAATAAAAAAGCAATATTAAAAGAGGTCACAACGTCCATAGAAGCCATGGATGGGAAAATAACTCTTTCTGTATCAAGTCTGGAGCAGCAGTTAGAAAGAAAATCCGGAAACTGGTATGGAAATTATGAGCCTACTTCCGGAAACAATCCGGCCTCAGCCTGGACAACTGATGAATTGAGACAGGAGCATGAAAGAGATCTCTTTTTCAATACCACAACTGGCTATGCTTATCAGTATCAGAAAAATGATAGTAATGAGTATGGATGGGTAAGGGTAAAAGATAAGGACATTGAAGCAGCTCAGAGTACAGCAGAATCTGCACTTTCAAAAATTGAAGTACAGGAAGGACTCATAACTGCAGAAGTATCCAGGGCAAAGGGAGAGGAAGAAAAACTCAGATCAGCAATAACGCTGACCGAGACAAATATCCTCTCAACAGTGTCGAAGACATATACGACACAGGAAATGGCAAATAAACTCTATGCAAACGCAGTGCAGGAAGGCCAGGACGCGGCAGATCAGGCAGAAAAGAATGCAAAAGACGATACAGATACAAAGCTGAAAAACTATTCTACGACAGTTGAAATGAATAGCGCGATCAGTCAGGCAGCAGACAGCATTACGCTGGAAGTGTCTAAAACATACGCCACAACTGGACAGCTAGAAGAAAAGTACATGGACGCGGTAAAAACCGGTCAGACGGCAGCAGACACCGCTGAAAGCAATGCCATGAAAGCCGGCCAGACTGCCGCAGATCAGGCAGAAAAGAACGCAAAAGCTGACACCGATACGAAGCTGTTGAACTATTCAACCACATTGGAGATGAACAGCGCAATCAAACAGGCAGCGGACAGCATTTCTCTGGAAGTATCAAAAACATATACAACAACCGTGGAAACAGAAGAAAAATACAATGCAGCGGTAAAAGCTGGCCAGGATGCTGCAAACACCGCGGAAAGCAATGCCACAAAAGCCGGCCAGACAGCTGCAGATAATGCGGAAAAGAATGCAAAAGCCGATACAGATGAAAAGCTGAAAAGTTATTCCACAACAGAACAAATGACGGCAGCTATTAAAATGGCGACAGATAATATTACTCTTGAAGTAACTACGGTACGCCAGGCAGTGTCGGAGAAAAACGGTAATTTCTACGGGAGTAAAATACCGACAACATCAAATGAACCAGCGTCCTCCTGGACAAGCGACGATTTAAAGTCGCTGCACATAGGAGATATTTACTATGATATCACAACCGGATATGCGTACAGATATACATATAAGGTTCCTGGATTAAAGATCACATTTTCATCAGACTCCAGAACGGAAAGCGTAAATTATGATTATGTAAAGATTTATTACAGTGATAACGGAACAATGAAACTTGCAGCGAAGCTGGGAGGAACTGACATTGCTGGTGCATCTGTTTTTGTTCCATCCTCAGAATTTTATGTGTACTGGCATACAGACGGTTCAAGCGATAGCTTCTACGGTTTCGCTATAGCGTCAGTTACCGGAACAACCGGAGAAACATCAGGAGCAACAATTGAGAGTTTGCCGAGTTACACTGCAACTGAACTGACAAAAGGGACATATCCAGAAAGTCCGAATCATGGAAGCTACGGAAACAATATAAATCTGCTATGGAAATGCTCCGGAACAACATCAGGAAGCAAAACGGCATCCTGGGAAAGAATCCAGGATCAGGATATTAGTGTTGCAAAAGCCCAGGCAGATGCAGCACAGACAACAGCAAACACTGCAAAGAATACAGCTGACACCGCAAAAAGTACGGCCGAAACTGCAATATCCAGGATCACAGTTGCAGAAAACTCGATCACGTCAGAGGTTTCCCGTGCGAAAGGTGCGGAAAGTACTCTCAGCTCCCGAATCACGCAGACAGAGACGGAAATAGAGTCGAAAGTATCTGCTGGAGAAATTGCATCATCAATCAACCAGACTGCACAGTCGGTAAAGATTAATGCGTCGAAAATAGATTTCAACGGAATTGTAACGGCGAACAGTTATTTTAAAATTTTGACAGATGGTTCAATGGAATGCATTAGCGGCAAAATAGGCGGATTTTGGATTGATTCAACTAGCCTGTATGCATATGCGACAGGAAACTACAAAATGGAAATAAATTCGTCTGAAAAGAAACTGAAAATATCAGACGGTTCAGTTTATCAGATTGCACACAAAGGAACAAATAGAAATACGGTAGTAATTGGAGGAGCTACTACAACAGCACTGTTTGGCGATATTGATTGCGGTGATGGTGCTTTTGACCACATCAAGACGCGATCAATAACAGCCACAACAGCATCAAACTTCAACGCTATTTCATCATCGTCAATTATAACTGCAAGTGGAAAGATAAAGTCGAGTTCACATATCGAAGCGTCAGGACATTTCTATAACACTGGATCCGGAAATGATCTTTCAGACTTGAGTGTCAGAGGAACTAAGAAAAGAATATTTGACACAAAAGACTATGGAATGCAGGCGTTTTATTGTTATGAGATGGCATCACCTATTTTTGGAGATATCGGAAAAGCTACGATATCAAATGACGGAACTTGCCTGATTGACCTTGATGATATTTTCCAGGAATCCGTAAATGCAGAGATTACATATTATGTATTTCTGCAGAAAGAAAGTAACGGGGACTGCTGGGTGGAAGAAAAAGAACCGACTCATTTTGTGGTAAAAGGCACGCCAGGGTTAAAATTTAGTTTCGAGATAAAAGCAATGCAAACAAATTATGAACACATGAGATTTGCAGATGCAAGCGAAACAGCATACGACAGAGCTGTCGAGGAACTTGATTTTGATTATGCAGCGGAAGAGATAGAAATATCCGAGCCGGATTATGAAACCGAACTAGAAAATGACAGAGTAACCATCATTAATCAAATGGAGGCAGCAGCATGAAAAAAGTACTGACAAGTTTTATGAATTTATCAACCGGAGAGGGCAGCAGAATCGCATTTACTTATTCCGAAGTTGACGAAGATACCGGAAACATTATTAGCCAGAATAACAAAGGAAACTTTCTGGTGATGAACACAGAAGTACAGGGTCACTTGGATGCAATTAAAGAATATATTGCAACAGCACATTTGAAATAGGGAGGGACAAAAAATGAGCGAAGTTAGCAAAGAAACAGAAAGAAGCATGAAAGAAGATACACCAGAAGAGAAAAAGGTGTCCGATTCGGACACCTCAGAAGTACTTCCGCTTGGAGCAATCCTGGACAAGAAAACAGAAGAACTTCGGAGCGTGATATTTAAAGAAATGGTGCAGGGCGGAATCCCTGCCTCATTAATGGATTATATGCTCACATCTATTCTTGCAGAGGTAAGAGATCTTAAAGCAAAGGAATACTCAAAGCGCATTATCGGTAAGGAGGAATAAACGTGGCTGATGTAAAAAAATATACGAATCAGATCGCAAAGGCCCAGAAAGGCAGAGACGTCCGTGATTCAATCGTCAATGCGATCAATGCGGTATCAGACGAAAACAACGAATACAACCAGGTAAAATCGGATATTCTTGCGGCACAGTCTGATATTGCAGAGAAAGTAATAAAGAACGAACAGACAGAGCAGACATTTGCGGCAGATGTAAAAAAGGCGGAAGAGTTAAAACAGGGACTTGATACAGACATCACCCAGGGAAACACTCTCAAGAGTCAGCTGGATACTGCAGTTAAAACGGCAGACACAAGTAAAAAGAACCTGGACGCGTCAAACACAACTGCGGGACAGACCAAAACTGCTTTAGATGGATCAGTCAGCACCGCGCAGACTTTAAAGCAGGGCCTTGACTCAGATATTACTCAGGGGACAACACTGAAAACCGGTTTAGAATCTGACATCACCCAGGGAACAGTTCTCAAGAGCCAGCTGGATGCTACTGTTTCTACTGCGAATACAACAAAGAAAAATTTAGATGATTCCAACATGGCAGCAGGAAAAACCAAAACCGCACTGGACGCATCAAACACAACAGCGACCAAAACCAAAACAGATCTGGATACAACAAATAAGACCGCAACAAGCCTGGATACATCTCTGGGAACCAAAATTACAGAGGGAACACAGCTGCAAGAAGATCTCCAGGAAACCGGAGAGACTGCGGTAATCAACATTCAGGCAGAGGCAAATAAACAGATCCAGAATATTACTGCAGCTGGCGGAGGAATTGAAAACGCACTTTCAAATTTCTTTGCCCTCCGCAGAACCGGAAAAGTCTACACAACAAGAATCTACAAGTATGACACTTCTACCAGTCCAACAGGCGTGAAACTGAATGACAACGAGGGACTTGTGAGAAAACCGTCCACAAATACAGCAATCGGACAAGATGATTACAGAGAGATCGGCTTGTTTATGCACTTCCCTTGTAACTTCACTGTAGATGATAATGGTTTTATTCATATAACCGCACTGCAGGGACAACCAGATTTTAAGAAAACTGGAAAGGTGGATGTCGGAGAGGTTACAATGTCCGCTTGGGTAGGAATCACAGATAATCCGGAGTATGTAGATTATCATTACTCTGATAGTCCAAACGAAGCCCTGGGACTGGTGCCAATGGGAGAATCTGTTAATCCGGATGGTACGCTCTCCTCATTTATGGTCCATGGAAAATATGGAGCTGGAGATATTGACGGAGTACCATATAGCTCTGCGGGTTTGATTCTGGCAAACGGAAGTCAGAAAGGCGGAAAACCGATATCACACACCGGAATGATTGTATACATGAAGAAAAAGGGAAGCCGGTATGTCGGTACAACCAACTGGGATTTGTTCTACAAACAGCTTATGCTTATTATTCTGTACGCTACGATCAACAGCAGGAGCGTTATGACCGGATGCAACTCATATACATCTCAGGAGATGGCGGCAGTTGCAGAAACTGGAGCAACGAGAGTAATCCTGCCAAAAGCAAAGGCAAACAACTATATCGTTGGCTCCTATGTATCAGTTGGAGATATTGGTTCAAACACAAACAAAGACAGATATTATTCATACATGCACAACCTGGCATATGATGTCAAAGTCTTGAAGATTGAAGCGATAGACGATACGAACTCCGCAGTCTATGTGGATGCGGAACCGTTTAACACAACACTGACCACCTGCATCTCAACAATGCCGTGGCGTACCGGTTCCACTGACAGCGTACTTGGTTCTGATGGATCGCCATTCTCTAACACAGATAACAGGAATCCATTCAAGATCCAGGGCATCGAAACCGGTTATGGAGCTTATGAAGTCCTCAGCAATGTATTTATGGACATTGTTATGGACGGAGACGGAACACCAAAACGAGATGTATATATCTGTATGGATGCGTCATTACTTACAACAGACATGAACGCAGCAAAGACAAGATACAAAAAAGTGGCGGCTCAGGTAGCTTATACTGCAGCAAGTTGGAAATACATTTCAAAATGTTTTGTTGATCCTGCGCTTGGAATCATGGTTCCTACGGAAACAAAAGCAGGAAGCACAACAGGCTTTTGTAATGGATTATATACGGATTCCGGTACGAGCGGACAGCGAGAGTGGTTGTCCGTTGGCCCTCTGTACTATGGCTCGTTTTGCGGTCTCTGGGTTCTGAATGCGATCGTTGGCGTTGGCTCTGCTGGCTGGTATATCGTCTCCGGCGTTTCACCGAACGGCACACGGGGTGAATGGCAGG